ATGGGGATTACCCGGAGGCAAAGTCGAAGCTAACGAAACTCTTATGGACACCATCACAAGAGAGTGTACCGAAGAGCTGGGATTCATGCCCGATTACTTGAGATTGGTCCCACTGGAAAAATTTACTAGTACTGATAATGTATTTGTTTATCATACATTTTTTTGCTGTATATCCGAAGAATTTATACCACGACTCAACTACGAACATCTGGGCTACGCATGGATGAACAGTTCAGTATTGCCAAAACCCATGCATCCCGGACTATGGAGTACTGTAAATTTTGACATTGTCCAACAAAAAATTGCCACAATCAAAGATGTAGTTCACTCTGCACAATAAAATAAACGGGCAATTTGCCCGTTTATTTTGACTATTACAATCTTCCTACTACCACTGTTATGATTCCTATTTCGTCAGAATCGTAATCCTCCAGTGCTTTACCAACAATTGATCCAGGTTGGTACCTGTCGATATCCAACACAGTAGCCACACCGGGAATATCACTTGATACTAGTCGATCACCTTTCTTAATTGTGCCAAATACATAACACGGCACTCGACCTGTTAATGCTACGCTGGTGACAAAAGGTCCTTCTAGCCCCGAGTTCATGAGATAAGCAGGATCAGTTGATACTACTCCGGCTATACGTACACTGTGACTTGTGATCGTGCGTGTGACTTCTTGTACGCCTCCAAACTCAAGCAAGGTTCCTGGATCATATTCTGCATCTGCTGCGTACCGTTCTGCCAAGTCAGCGTACAATGCTGTAGTAGCAGTACCAACAAAATTAGTTGTTGTCATTGTCTTGGTACCAGGATTATAAATCAATCCAGCATTGTCTGCACTTGCAGCAACACTAGATCCAGTTGTAGATACAAACACAGGGTAATAATTTGCATTATTTTCTACATCGGTAGCATTTATATTGGTTTCGCTACCAGTAGCTCCTTGTGGTCCTTGTGGTCCTTGTGGTCCTTGTGGGCCCGGTACCGCACTACCTGCACCAGTTGCACCGTTAGGTCCTTGTGGTCCTTGCGGTCCTTGTGGACCGGTTGCGCCTGTTAAACCAATAGGTCCTTGGGGTCCAGTTGCTCCAATGGGTCCAATGGGGCCTTGTGGTCCTTGCGGTCCTCGTGGGCCTTGTGGTCCACTTGCACCAGTTGCACCTATTGGACCTCCGGATGGGCCTTGCGGTCCTTGTGGTCCTGTTAATCCGCTGGCACCAGTTGCGCCTGAGCCAGTTGCTCCTTGTGGGCCTTGTGGTCCTTGTGGGCCTCCTGCTGGTCCTTGTGGTCCTTGTGGTCCACTAGCGCCGGTTGCACCTGATCCAGTTGCTCCTGCTGGGCCTTGTGGGCCTTGTGGTCCACGTGGTCCTTGTGGACCTTGTGGTCCAGGAATACCGCTTGCACCTGACGCACCTGCACCAGTTGCACCTGTGGGTCCTTGTGGTCCTTGTGGTCCTTGTGGTCCTCCTGCTGGTCCTTGTGGTCCTTGTGGTCCACTAGCGCCAGTAGCTCCAGAACCCGTAGCTCCGATGAGTCCTTGTGGTCCTTGTGGTCCTTGTGGGCCTCCTGCTGGGCCTTGTGGTCCTTGTGGTCCACTAGCGCCAGTAGATCCAGAACCTGTTGCTCCAGCAGGGCCTTGTGGTCCTTGCGGTCCTGTTGCTCCGCTTGCTCCGGTTGCACCTGCACCAGTGGCACCTTGTGGGCCTTGTGGGCCTTGTGGGCCTTGTGGCCCAGTTGCACCCGATGCACCAGTTGCACCTGCACCGGTTGATCCCTGTGGTCCTGTAGGTCCTTGTGGTCCTTGTGGTCCGCCTGCTGGACCAGTAGATCCTGTTAGTCCAGTAGCACCATTTGGTCCTTGTGGTCCTTGTGGTCCACGTGGTCCAGTTGACCCTTGTGGTCCTTGTGGTCCTGTAGTACCTGTTAGACCATCGCGGCCTGTTGCACCAGGAAATCCTTGTGGTCCTTGTGGTCCTGTTGCTCCCGATGCACCTGTGGCACCTGCACCTGTGGCTCCAGCTGGTCCTTGTGGTCCTTGTGGTCCTGTGGCACCTGATGCACCTGTGGCACCTGCACCCGTAGCACCCTGTGGTCCTTGCGGCCCTTGTGGTCCTGTTGCGCCGCTAGCACCTGTTGCACCCGTAGGTCCTTGTGGTCCACGCGGGCCTTGTGGTCCTGTTGCACCCGACGCACCTGTAGCACCTGATCCTGTTGCTCCAGCTGGTCCTTGTGGTCCTGTTGCACCCGACGCACCTGTTGCTCCTGCACCAGTTGCACCAGCTGGTCCTTGTGGTCCTTGTGGTCCCGTAGTACCTGTTAAGCCTGACGCACCTGTAGCACCAATAGTGCCGGTAGATCCTTGTGGGCCTTGTGGTCCTTGTGGTCCACTTGCACCTGTTGCACCGTTTGTGCCGGTAGATCCTTGTGGGCCTTGTGGTCCTTGTGGGCCGCTGGCACCAGTGGCTCCAGAACCTGTAGCACCAGGCGATCCTGTTGGTCCTTGCGGACCAGTGGGACCAGAAGATCCTGCAAATCCGCTGGCACCAGTAGCACCAACAGGTCCTACAACACCGCTGGCACCTGTTGCTCCATTTGTTCCTGTTGATCCTTGTGGTCCTTGTGGTCCTGTTGCACCTGATGCACCTGTTGCTCCATTTGTTCCTGTTGATCCTTGTGGTCCTTGTGGTCCTTGTGGGCCAATTGCACCTGTTGAGCCTGTGAGTCCAGTGGCACCAGACAATCCAGTAAGTCCACTGGCACCTGTGGCACCTGATCCTGTTGCTCCAGTTGGTCCCTGTGGTCCTTGTGGTCCAGTTGCACCACTGGCACCTGTGGCACCATCTTCTCCGGTAGATCCAACGAATCCCTGAGGACCACGTGGGCCTTGTGGGCCTGTGGCTCCATCTAGGCCACTTGCACCCGTAGCACCTGTGGCACCTGTAAGACCAGCAGCACCAGTGGCTCCTTGCGGGCCTGCAATTTGACCCACATTTTCCCAAAGAGCTCCGTCGTATACCCATAAATTACCAGTGGCTGTATCAATAACACCATTTCCGGCCACTGCACTGGGGAAAGCAGCATTTAGTGTGGTTTGAGGATTGCCAGGGGGTGCTACATTAACATCGGGCACTGATCCGATAATGGTAACGGAAGTTCCGGCAGGTCCTTGCGGTCCTTGCGGTCCAGTTGATCCAGTTAAACCAATAGGTCCTTGTGGTCCTTGTGGTCCTGTCAGGCCGCTGGCACCAGTGGCACCAGTGAACCCAGATACTCCCTGTGGACCACGCGGTCCTTGTGGTCCGGTAGCGCCGGTGGCACCTGCTCCGGTGGCACCTGTAGCTCCGTCCGAGCCAGTAGCGCCTGCACCGGTGGCACCTTGTGGTCCTTGTGGTCCACTAGCACCTGTGGCGCCTGTGGCACCTGCTCCGGTGGCTCCATCCAACCCAGTGGCTCCAACAAATCCTGTTGCTCCGGTGGCTCCGTTGAGTCCAGTAGATCCTTCTAATCCAGTGGCTCCATTTTGTCCTGTATCACCAGTTGCGCCGGTGATTCCAGTAGCTCCGTCAAGCCCACTTGATCCGGCTAATCCAGTTGCACCTTGAAGTCCGCTGGCACCGGTGGCACCAGATCCGGTTGCACCAGTTAATCCAGTGGCACCATCCAATCCGGTGGCACCAACAGAACCAGTAGCACCTGTAAATCCTGTTGCACCAGTAGATCCATCTAATCCAGTAGAACCAACAGAACCAGTAGCACCAGTGAATCCAGTGGCACCTGTAGCACCAGTTAATCCAGTGGCACCATCCAAGCCGGTGGCTCCTTGAGGGCCTTGAGGGCCTTGTGGTCCTTGTGGACCTTGTGGACCTTGCGGTCCAGTTGCACCTGCGTCTGGGTCTATCCAATATCGAGTACCATCAGCACCCGATGCTAAAATTTGTCCGCTGGCACCAGGAACACCCAAATTGGGTTCAGCATCCTGTGGTGCTAGCCACTCGGTCCGATCCGGTGCAGCTTCGTCCGGCGGAGTTGTTTGTACACGGCCTGATAACAGTCTAGCCATTATGGCACCACCGGTGTAAAGACACCTATGTTCTGGCTGGCAGGTGATTCATCTGCTGCAACCCATACATCAATCACATCAACGGCACTGGCACGAACTTGTATTTGGTCGCCATTGCCGGGTTCCTCAGTGGCAGTTTTGAGCAAGCTACGACCCTGCAAGGGAATATATGCAGTGTCTCTTGCAGGAATAACAGCTCGACCAGCAGCAACAGTTATGTTATCTTGTGTGAGAAAAATTACTTCTATCCACTGTTCTTCGTCGCTTTTGTTAACTGCCGACAGCGGAGTAAGAAAAAATATTTCTCCCGGTATTATTGCTCTGCTGGGAAAGTCGGGATCTCTTTCGGAATAAACTTCAGAAGGGTCCGGCACCGAATAATCCGGAGCATTTGCAAGAGGAATAGTTACATAGGAAGTTGTTACATCCGGATAAATGAGATTCAACGGTTTTCCAGTAGACGGTGTACGACAATATATTCTAGGCATTATTAAAAGCTCCTTGCAATAGCTGCTTTAGTGGCAATACGGTTAACTGCTTGTTCAAACGGTGGTCCAGACAATTCGCCTGTGTCAGCACTGATCTTCATGCCGCCGACAAATATAGCGTTGCCTTGATCATCTTGGCCGCTGGCAATAACTACGCCATCATTGAGTTCCACAATGCTTTCTTCAATGAGGCCTTCGTTTCTGACAGGAGGAATTTTGGTCAATGCCACACCAGACAAAACACCAGTCCAGGTGTGTCCAATTGCTGTGATAGTGGATGGTTGAGTTTGAAAAACTGTGTTGGTTAATGTTTCTTCCAAGGCAGTGACCAGCGCCGTAATGATCAAATCAGACTGTGCACCAACACCTGCCAGTGCTGTCATTTGATCGCGCATGTTGTTGAAAGAAAATATGAAAGCATCTTCTTTATCGGGAGAATATACTTTGTTGCCTTCGACATCAAAAAGACCGTCGGCAAAATTCAACATGGGCAGCTCATCAGCTGACTCCAGAACCCATCTTATACACTGCAAAAAATTAGCAGCGTCTAGACGTGTGTAAACTTCGTCCTCGGCATCCCACCCAAAAGTATAAACTTGTCCAGTAGCAGGATCAATTGTGGTGCTCAATGCTGTCCACATGTTGTCAATTATTGTAGCTTGTGCTGCTTCAATTGCTGCTTCGGCTGTGAGATCTATCACTAAAGTTACACCTGTTGTTTCTGTTGGGTCAACAATTGGTCGTGATCCTTCGCTCCACATGGTGTAATCACCAAACTGTGTACTACAAGCAGAAAGAACAATTTGGCCGCCGGACAAGGCAAGAAAATGCTTGTGTCCCCATAAACTGACTGCGTTAACTGCGTTGATCAATCCACCTCTTTTGGCACAATATCCTATGCCGTTCTGCGACACCGGGGTTGCACCCCATGTCATTATATTGGGGAAAACACTGTATGATGAACATATACCACCATCTGCTAGTGCAACACCTGCTCCTCGACCAACCAAGGGGTTGGGTTCTGGCACTGCATCTCTGTTGAGTGGCGGAGGCACAGTTGTCCAGTAGGGATTTGTTCTAACAGCAATTTTATGAGCATACGGTACACGAGTAATTATAGCACCCGGTCTGAATGATATAGCAAAACCTTCTGTGGGATCAGTTAAACTGTCCAATTGCCAATTTTCAAACAAAAATCCTTCAACAAAACATCCTGATCCTATACGAAATACATTTCGTTCTTCGAATCCTGGTGCAGGTCGGATAGCAACACTTCTATGCGCACATCTGATAACTGTGTTGTCTGGAAAATCTATATGCCCTTCTGTGACATATACTCCGGCTCCAACTTCAATTAGAGTGATAGTGGCACCAGCTACTCGTCTTTCTTCGGCAACTTCTACTGCTCGCTCAATGGTGGCAAAGGATTCTTCCCAACTTGTGCCCAGGTTGTCGTTGTTTCCAGTTGTTTGTACAAACAGCGTGTTGGTGATGGGAGAGGCTGCTGTTAGGTCAACAACTTCTTCGGATAAGCCTTGTTGCTGAATAGCGTACAGTTTAGCGTCATAGGTGTTGATTGCCACTTCGCCCAACTGGAGATCAGCAAGTTCAGGAACAGCGTTACCTACTGCGCTTTGTTTAAGTAAAATCGTATTTGCCATATCTTGCCTTTTCTCTAGTAGGTTCCGCCATTAATGACAGATTCTACATCTAACACTGCTAAATTGTTAGCATACATTGCATCAGCATAGACATTGCCTGCCACACCAGCTCCACCATCGATAATCAATGCACCAGTAATATTGCTAGTAGATACAGTTCCCACAGTGATGTTGGCACCTGTTGTAGAAAATACCACTGTATTGCCTAGTCCGTTGACTCCTACCAGGATATTTCCGTTGAGTTGAGGAATAGAAACGTTGGAAGTTCCGTTTTGTAATATTGTGGCTGCACCGATATTGGCAGTAACGTTGCTTAAAAATTGTCCGTCGCCGAGATAGTACGTTGCAGTAATGACATCGGCTGTGATATTACCAGCTGTGATATTGCCAGTTATATTGCCAGTGATTTCAACATCCGAATCCAGAATGATTTTGTCGCCTGGATCCAGCGTTGTTATTGTATAATCACCTTTGATTCGCTTGTAGGTTGCCATCTATCGCCCTCGTTTCTTATTTAGCAATAAAAGCACGGTGCACGAAAGCGTCAGCTGATTGCCTTGGTTGACTGTTTCAAATATGCAGTTGGGCATGATTTATAAATCCTTTGGAGTATTTATGCGGTCTACAAAGTCTGCAATTGTGATACTGCCGAGGTTGTTGATTTTGGAAAATTCTGCAATAGGTGCAGTAGTATCGCCGTGTACCCGTATAAATTGTAAATTTGGATAGTCGGTTGTTACTGTTATCAATTGACGAATCCAGTTTCCTGTGTAGGTAGGCAAAGCTGTGGTTGCTTTATAAAATTCTGTACCAGCATACACATTGTTGAAATTTCCGGTGGAGTTGGGGCCTAAATCAAACCCCAGTAGATAAATTATCGTGTTGCCGTCCTCGGCAGCAATGCCAGCAGCAATGGGACCGCTACTGAATCCTCGATACTTTTGCGGAACAGCCTGTGCTCCAGTGCCGTTTTCTGGTCTGCGAGTGTAAAATCTATTGCGGGCTGGATAACCCGATGCTTGAATAGCCGCACTAATGGGTCGATCAGTGCTGACCAACACAGTGGGTGTATGTGTTCGATACAGAGCATTACACCCGTACACAGGACCAACACGCAACAACTGATCAACATCGATGTGACTACGACTTACACCATTACCTAACACAAAAGCAGCCATAAAAAATCCCCTCAGTATGTAGCTGAAGGGATTCCATAGTAATATAAAAATTACGAAGTGTAATTTTCTACAATTACCAGGTTCAAGTTGTTCTGCTGAGTAGCAGTGTTGTCTTGTCCTGTAGTGCCAGACTTGATTTCTGTGCCTTCGTCTGTGAAGAAGTTGGCTGCAAATCGAACGTTTTGTGATACCAGATTGTAAGCAAACCCGCCTGGAGCAGCACCACCAACTTCGCCGCCGGTGAAGTCATATGCATACTTGTTGGTCAACTTGCTGATCAACACTTCTGAACTGTCAGCGTCCAATGCAAAGCTGATGTTCATGTTGCCTTCTGTGACAGCGCCTTGGGCTTCGTTGGCCAATACACAAACGCCTTGCTCACCTGAGCTGGCACCTTGAACTAGATACTTTCTTGTGCCTTTTTGACGCACAATCCAACCATCTTCTTCGCTTTGTCCTGTGATGTGTACACGGCATTTGACCACAGGATAAGCTGCTGTGGCAACACCACCACCGTTGCCTTCACCACCAACTACTCCAAGATACTGATCTGGGTTTAGTGTGGCAGGATATACAGGATTGGTCAACTGATCAACTGAGTTGAAACCAATGTCTTTGGTTGTGGATTTTTTAATTTTTAGTGGGCGACCCATTTTTTCTTTTCCTTTAAGAGTTAGGCGTTCTAGGCCTACGCGGTGGGGTACCGCATAAAACGCAACCATTTGCGTTGTATGATTTATTTAGTTGCGATCTTGTTATTATATACCAGCAGTTTAAGCTGCTGTTTGCCACGACTTTGAATAGTTATAAATCCATACTGGTCTTGTAATGGTATTGCTTTGAAACTCACGATTGCTGTTGTCGCTGGTGGCAGATTCAGTGGCTCTGCATTCAAACACATGATTGCTAAAAGTATCTTGTGCGCCGCCCGATACTGCTGATCCTTGTATCACATACTGTGCTACAGGACTGCGATAGCTCAACAGGTAAGGGTTCATTTCTCGACCGCCTTGATCTGTTTCGGTTAGCCCAACCCAACTGACACCAAAACTATTGTAGCTGTTGCTGTTGGGCTGTCGAATCACTGACCAAGATCCTGACACAGCGATTCTACAAGCAGCTGACGGATATGTTTGACCAGTGTCGGGATCGGTGTAACTTGTTAGCTCATTACCAACAACTGCTATGGGCCAATCTACTGCTCGCAAGTGCAAGAGACCACCGCTTAACGGATTGGGATGACCCAAACTCAATCCAAAAGTGGCGCCGTCGTTGTAGCCGGCTTGACTGTAGCGCCACAGGCCTTGATCAACAACAGTTAAACCTGTGTTGGCTGTGAG